TAAAGGGAGTTGATGGACAATATGGGTTCCAATTGGATGAATTGATATCCTTTTCCGGCAGCGTAATCAACGTTAGCTATAAGATTATTACTTCTTGGGAGGATTCGTCCTACAACAAAGAGGGGACACTAACAGCTTGGTTTGATACAGAAGAGGATATTATTTCTGCAAAGAAGGATATAGGCGAGGAAAATCTTATTCAAATGTTTTTGACACTTAATGGAAAAGGAGAAAGAGGATGACTTTAAGATATAAAGGGGTGGAGATAGCAGAAGCAAATAATACTGAATTTTTTGAAGCTGAAATTAAATCGATAATTGATTCAGTGAGGCGATTGAATAACACTCATAAGTTAAGAGAAGCCGCATTCAATGTGATTAGAGCAATAAATGAATCAGTATCAATTGACGGGGCTATAAGTAATCCTGTTTATCATCTAAAAATTGATTTAGACAAATTTATTTCGGAAACAAACAATCTTTACGATGAGGCTATTGATGATATGTTTGTTAATTTTCCTGGATTAAGTGTCATTATGGAATTAATAGAAACGCCTTATTTTGATGAAATTCACAGGTATTATATAGATAAAAAAGAAGATAAAGAAGGGGATAACGAAGAGGATAAGGAGATGGACGATGACTAAAATTTATACGGCCATAGAAGCACTGCAAGCATTGCTAGATAAAAAGATACTGAATATAACAAGCGGAGAATGGAAAGGCTATTATTTAAAATTTAACAATAAAATATTTTTGTATAAAAGAAGTCCTAATGACGAGTGGGATAGATCCTATCTGCAGGTTGAATATTTAATTGACAGTGAGTTTGAAGTGATAGAGAAAGAGGAAGACTTTGAAAATGTTTGTGCTCTTGAATCACTTCTTGAGAAAGTGCGCGCTATAAAAACAGAAGTAAGAGAGATAGAGTTATCCCCTTTGTTTGAGGGATTAAAGGACAATCGCGATTACCATAGTTTTACAAGTTATCTTTCGGATGCCAGTGTTAGTTTAGGAACAGCGAGTTATGAATTAATTAGCGCGATACAGGCAATTGGGTGGTACAAAAATAAGGAGGAGAAGGATGTCTAGATTATCCTTTGGAAGCGTAGATTTATATTCAACCCCATTGCGTGACTTTTCAAAAAGCTTAACAGGAAAGGAGTGCGATATTTTATGCCGTCGCGCCCATCATCAAACGATGGAAGAAATTGGCAAACTTTATGGGGTCAGCCGTGTAAGAATACGCCAAATCCAATTAAATGCGCTACGTAAATTAAAATCTAATGAAGATGAACTTAAGCTTGGATGCCAATGGCATGCGCCGGAAAGCAAAGTTAAACATACTGCCGATTGTCGGCATTGCGGCACCAAATTTGAAGAAAATATCTGTCTTTCGCTATTTCCAGTCCCAGAATATATCCCAGAGAGGGTGAAATACTGTTCTGAAGGATGCTTCCACGATGCCTTAGTAAAACGACAGAAAGAAAAAAAGAAGCCTGCGAAAAGGATGCCAAGGGGAAGTTGCGCACCAAAAAGTCAAAGACAGAAGATAAATTACGGAAAAAAAGAGACAGGAAAAGTTGACTTTTGGTAAAAAACAAGTAAAGTAAATTTTTTTAATGAAAGATAAGGAAGAACAAAATGAATGAAAATAAACACCCAAGAGAAACAAGTGAAAGTTATTTGACTGTGGATAAAATTAAATCTTTAAAGAGAGTCGCTTCTACGCAGTTGCTTCTGGTGCAAGAGCTTAGAACTAGCTTCAGAAATGACCCAATAATGCTTGAGCATGCGCGCCGATTAGAGGCGATTACATTCCAATTAATGGAAACGCTGAATAAAAGGGCTAGCCAGCTTGATGAAGTCATCGATATTGAGAATGACAGCCAACTCTATCAGCAAAGAATGTAGAAAGAGGGGGTATCGATGAGCAAGCCTTACATTAATAAATCAATGAAGGCGTATATGAATTTTTACTCATTAATGCCTCCACATGAAGTTATCTGCTCACAATGCAAAGAAATAACCGATGGGCGAGAATGTTACATTGCAGCTGGCGATGGGTTCACCTTCACGTGGTGGCCACGAAGAGAACAATTTAGAGAGCTTGGATTTGATGTAAGGCCCTATTGCAAGCCTTGCGCAAAAGAGATTAGTTCTAAAATAACGCCGGTCAATGGCATTAAATTTGAATCTAAACTTAAATTTCCTTGGGGAAATAGCTAGTATGGGATTCTTTTTGTTTGGTATTCAGTTAGTATTTATCGCATTCAAGCTGTATGGTATTTTTGATTTTAGTTGGTGGGTTATATTCTTGCCTTCATTAATCGTTTGCTTGCTGTTTGTTTTTTCAGCATTTGATAATGAGCGTAAGATGGAGAAAGACTTTGATGAGAGATTCAAAGAAATTGAAGAGAGAGTTAATGAGAGCATGAAAGATAGAGATTTTACAATGTATGGTGATGAATGCGGAAAATGTGGTTCTTACAAACCATTCCAAAATGTGGGCTGCAAATATTGCACTAAGATAGAGATTCAGAATGATGCAATAAAGGAGCTGAAGTCTGAGATTGAAAAGCTAAAGCTTAGAGTGAGACGCTTAGAAAATTGTGTTTATAGATAGATAAGGAGAAAGTATGACAACATTTAATAAACCCTTTCCTATGCCAGAGGCTGGGAAAACCTGCAAGCAAACGCAGAGAGAACAAGAACAGTATTTTAAAGATGAAGAACAGTTTTACAACGAGATGTTTGGCGTTGCAAAAAAAGAGAAGAAGCCAGACACAAGAACCTTTGGCGATAAGACGGTCGACTTCTTTAGCTGTTTATTCTTCGTTGTGATGATATTCTCAGTATTAAAATTATTTGGTGTCATTCATTGGAGTTGGACAGCCGTATTATTATCTGCAATCTGGTTTCCCGCTTTGTTAATGGTCACTCTTTATATTTTAATGGGGCTTTCCAGGATTTATTGGCGCATTATGATTATACTTGAGAAGTACATTTGATTGCACCAGCTCAAGATGATTTAACCGAAGTTGAGTTTCTTCTTCAAAGGCATGCGTTTGTTCTTCAAAGATTTTAAGCTCAGTCGTATTAGCGTTTATCTGCTTAGCTTGGTCTTTGACGAGTGTTTTCATGTCATCCGTCATCTCTTTGTTGCTCGCCTCCAAAATAGCAAGGCGAGCATCGATTTGAGAGACAAAGACCGCCATCTTGTAAACCAAAGTAACAGCGGTTAATAGGGATATGATAACCCCCACCACTTCCCGATACTTAACAATCTTCTCCGACATCATCATATTATCTCTCTTTTTTCTTCTTCTTCAGCACTCTGTTTGCCTTGGCCTTAATCTTAGCCGCTGTGGCAGGCGATAGCTTTCCGGCATTCACCATTTGGGTGGCACGCGCTTTAGCATTGGCGGCATGAGCGCGGTCGTTTACGGGATAGCTCCTGCCAGGTCCTGCAAAGGCCGAGGCAGGTAGCTTGTTTCGTCTTGCTGAGGTTAATTTAGCCATCATTACTCCTAACAAAATTCTAAGATAAAGCATTGGCCATCATGACCGTTACCGCCCGTCTCGCCACCAACTGCGCCGCTACATAACGCCCCGCCGCCACCAGAACCAGGGGATGGACCATTATTGCCATTGCCTTGTGTAGAACGCCCAGCACATGAGCCGCCCCATGGGCCAGCGCCACCAAACCCAGAATAATTAGCGCCGCTAACGGTGCAAAGAGCCATTCCACCAACGCTACCTAAGAAGGTAAGTTGTCCGACGTTTCCAGCCCCCATCGCCTGCGGAAGCGCAATAGAAAAGCCAGAGGAAACATTACCCATGCCATTACCGCCTGGGCCGCCGAGAGCAATCGTGCTAGCCCCGCCACCGTTATCAAACGAGGTGCCCCCTCCTACATTTCCAGGGTTGTTGCCGAGGCTGCCTGTGCCGCCCGTTCCCACTGAAACTGACTTTGATGCCCCAATCGTGGCTGCTGGCCAGAGGGAAATACAAAGTGCTCCTGAGGTGCCGCCCGCGCTCGATGATAGGGTTCCAGTACATCCACCCCCACCACCGCCCGCACCGATAACGAAAACGATGCAATACTTCATGCCGCTGGTCGGTGTGTAGGTGCCGGAGCTATTAAAGATTTGAATGGCAACCGTTGAAATTCCGCTACTACCTGAAGCCGATAGGGTGTTAGCTGCCAGCGTTAATCCTGAACCTATAGAGATGGCTTGAAGGATGGAGGAGGCATCTGTACCTAAGAGCTTGGATGCGCTTAAGGTGAAGGCTGCTGGGGCGGCTGAACTGCCCGTATTGTTAATGTAGAAGCTATTGGCCGCAATAGAAGCAAAACCTGGGTTAGGATAGGTTGCGCTTAATACGCCCCCTGCACTTCCTGTGGGCGCCCTTGAGTCAGACAATCGAGTATCGCTCGCCTGAACCGCAAGCCCTGCCGTGGTCTGAGCCGAAGTTGCAAGCTGAACCTTACCGGCTGTAGAGGTTGTTGCTGGAATAACAGAGGGATTAGGTAAAGTCCCGGTTAAATCGCCTCCTGCAGTCGATAAGCCAATATTAACCCTCGCAGTAGCTGCGTTAGTCAAGTCAGAAAGGTTATTGACCTTAAGTAAGGCGGAAGTATTATTGGATGTCATTGTCCATAAAATGGGCGTTGTGCCTACCGTGATGGGGTTAGGCGTAATCATCGTAAAGTTGATACCAGCATTGATGGTGCCGCTCGTAACAAGCGTGGTAGAGCCAGCCTTTATATTGGATGAGCTATCAAAGTCCACTGCACGTATTAACTGCCACGGCGTTGAAGGTGAGCCTGGGTCTGAAACCGTATAAATTCCGTTTTGGAAAAGTGTGCTTTGGTTGTCCACTAAAACGCGGTCGCTTGCTGAAACGGTGACGCCATCAACTACTAATGCGCCATTTCCAGTCGCTGTTAATGTGGCCCCCACGCCAGAGGTGCCATTAAAATAAGTTGCGCTTAAATTAGCCGTTGTCCCGCAAACACAGGCCGCTAAAATGATAATACCCGAGGAGAATAAATCTACATATGCCTTATTAGTGGCATCGGTTGGGGCTGTCGGCGCATTGGGTAAGGTAAGATTGTTAACGGTCATATTACCGCTTGAATCCCATGAAACATTATTATAATCAAAGGTGCTTCCTGCCATGATAAACTCCTATGCAAACAGTGGGTTAGTTCCTAGAATCACGCTAGGTTCGTTGTTAACAATGGCAGCATCTGTCCTCACATTAGTGACTAACGTATTAAATGCGCCCGCATTGATGGTGATAGTTTTTGAGGAGCCAAAGGTGCCGATAGACCCTCCGCTGTAGGTCATATTTTTAGCAGAGATTGAAACGCTATTATCAAAATTTACATTTTCAAATGCCCAAACGCCGGCCGCATGATTGCCGATGTTAGGCGTTGCAGCTTTTAAAGTGGTATTAGATAACGTGAGCTTCCCAAACGTGGTAGCTGCCGATTCATCGATGCCGCTAAAAACGCAATCATCTACTACTGAAGCGGTAAAAGAATTTTTAAGAATGAGGCTGCCAGAAGCGGTGTTGATGTTTTGGAAGAAAGTATTGCTATCAACCGAGACGCTTAATCCGCTCCCCGCTGAAATCTCCTCGAAATTAGAGACGCTTACATTAGAGCCTGTGATTAAAATCGTCGCTACGGAGTCATTCCAAATCTGGTCAATCTTTGCATAGGGCGCATTGATAACTGCAACGGTTGATGAAAAATTACCTTCAAAGGTGATATTGGATAACTTGGAGGTCCCACCCACACTGCTAAACAGCGCGGCGCTCGTGCTTCCAACGCCAGATAGCTGCGCACCCTCCACATAGAGATTAGGCGCAACGATAAAATTAGGCGCGGCATTGGAAATAAAAAGAGCAATGTCATTTCCAAAGAAGGAGATTCCACCGCCGGCATTAACGGCATGGTAGGTAGTAGCACTGGCTCCCGCTGCATCTATTTTTACGTGGTTAAAAGAAATACGGCTTCCGGAAGCAGCGCTGGCAAAGTCAAAGAGACTCTGAGTGGCTGTAGGCGACCAAACATACCCTGTCTCAAGCGGATTAGAAATGCCATTCACCACAAAGGTAACGGTCGCGGCATTGGTCGAGGCATCATAAAGAGAAATATTCCCCGCATGGACCTGAACGCCGGCTAATAAGGTAATCCGGATAGAATGGGTGCCAGCCGCAAATACATACGCCACGGTTTCAGTCGTATCTCCCGTCACCAAGATGTCGGTATAGCCTGCGGTTAATGCAGCCTCTATGGTCGTGTAATCACCGGTGCCTGAACCATTGACCGTAACCTGATATAAGGGAAGGTCAATGTTGCTTAAATAGAGCTGCCCAATGCTGTTAACGGTTGGGGCTGCCTGAGTGACACGAAGCCATCTGCCAGTCCCTGAGGTTGGCTGGATAACGTTAATATCATCCGCTGTCGCACTGGAAGCCGGCGCAAACTGAAATAGTCCTAAGCCTGGCACAAAGGCAAAGACCCCGTTTTCTATGCTATAAGCTGAAGCGGTAATGCCCTTAAGGGAGGATAAATTTTGTGTCTGACTTTGTTCGACAAACACGCGCTTCCAAAGGCTAATATTAGGCATTAGTAGAGCCTCCTGTAGTTAACTGGCAATCCGTCGTTGAAGCCATCCGTGTAGGAATCCACGTTTCCGTCAATGAATCCCTGCGCGTAAACCTCGTCGGTAGGCGGGGGAGTGATGTTTGAAACATCTGGCGGTGAGTAAAGTACCGATACTGTTGTTCCGTAATAAAGCACATTACACTCCCCATTGAAGTGACTCGATGGCAACGCCAGCAGAGATAATTCCGGCCATGACAAGCGGGTGGAATCCTGATGCATTGGCTACCCAGGTAAGCGTTTCTCCCCACGCACTTTTATAAGTAATGGTGCGGTCAATGGCCGGCGCACTCGTATCAACGGCCACGTTAATGACGCGGGAGAGCACCTTAGCCGTCTTATTGGCATACTGAGGAATAACCGCTTGAAAGTTCTGGTTAAGCACCACATCCCGCAACTGCTGAATGGGGGCAATTGAAATCGGTCGCTCAATCCCGAGCAACTGAATATCATTGGTTAAAATAGTCATATTTATACTCCTAACAACGCGTCCGCTGTGATGTTAACCAGGAGAATGGGTGCATTAACGATTTCACCTATCCCTGTGCTTGTGTAAGAAATAACTCCTGAACGGTCAAAGTAAATCGTGCTTGAACGTTCATCCCCATTAAATACCTGAAGGAAGACATCGAAACTTCCGCCGGCATACGTAATATTGACGGTGTCAACAAAGACGCGAGCGGTCCCTGCCGCTCCGGTATAAGGGTTATAGAAGGTCAAGGTCGGTTGTTTAACCATTTGAACAGGGTAGACAATGTTCGACACTAAACTTGAGGTATACGTTTGAATCGTTCCTGCCACAGTCAAATCAGACGGAAAGATAGTTTTGATGGTTGACCCATCCGACCAAACCGCTTGCGGATAGAAGGCCTGAGAATTGGATTGCGTCAAGGCCCCCACGGCGTCGGTTATCTTGTAGTTATAAGTACGCCAGTAGTATGGCTGGCATTTCAACAATACGTCTTGAAAGGGCAAATCGGCCGGCTGAAACCCAGAATTGCCTAGGGTTAAGGCGCAATTTTGGATGGATAAGCTTTGCCCAACGGTGAGTTCAACCCCATCATTCCACAGGATAACGCCATAGGTAATGCGCTGAGGAGTGGCTACATTGTTAAGATAGTTAAGCAGTGGATAAGTGGTTGTCGTTCCTAAGACAAAGGCATCCGATACGCCTAAATAATCCCAGCCCGTAGCTAAAGTTGGATTAGTCCCAGGAAGGTTAGCTGATACCCAGGCCGCCCGTGTTTCAGCATTGGGCGCTCCTGACCATCCAATGATAGCCATCTTGCACGTGACATTGGCGGAGGCAAACCCAGAGGACACCATAGAAGCCACTTGGTTGCGTAGGTTTGCGCCGTTAATATCTTCAATGATTTGAAAGATGCCAAACTTTTTGCTGTTTTGGAGCACAGTCAGCGTTAAAGGCTGAGAAATAAAGCTGCTCTTAGAGACGACGCCGTTGCCATCGCTTAAGACAATGGTTTGGTCTGCCACGTATTGAGCATTGTTAACAGAGCTGATAGTTTCACCCAGTTGATTGGGGTTGTTGTAAAAGTTCCAGCCAATTAAAAAGTTAGTGCGCTCAACGGCTTTGCACCAATTCTCTAAGGTAACCCAATCCGTACGCCCTACAAGATTAGTCCCTTCTTGGCTGGACTCTCCCGCTAAAGTATAAGGCAGGATTTCTGCGTACTGTTCATCAGGAGTAATATAAGGGAAGGCCAATCCTGAACCTGTGCCTGATTGACCGCAAGCATCGGCAATCCCTACATTGACAATCTGGTTAGTTTTAAATCCCCAGGCAATCTCAAGGTAGCCGCCATCAGCACCAATTGTTTTTCCGGAAACACTGGGCACGGTAAAAGTTTCCGAATACTGTACCCAGCCATCATTAATATCAAAGGTCGTAATCAGTGTGGTTACCGGCGAACTACCACCCGTACCAAAATTTTGAATCACAATGAGGGTGAGCTGTGAGGTAGCACCCAAATCCAAAACGCTGGCATAAATGCTTTCTGTAATGATTTGATTGTTCAGCGTTTGCACAAAGGGAATGCGTCGGCTTACAAAATTAGTCGTATCACTGCCTGCTACCGTACAGCTGTATTTAAGGTAATAAGGGGGTGAATAAGGAACGGCATTTTCACCTGGCAGAAAGTTTTCTCGGCTAATGGCCACCGTTGCATTGGTAGTGCTGCGGGTATATAACCATTCATCGGCAATCTCAGTAGAGCCAATGGGTAAGTCATCATTTGCAAAGACGGTTCCCTGGCTCCAATAGATAAACTGGGGATTGACCATGTAATTAGTGACATTGTTATTAACAGTAATATCGCCACCACCACCAGAACCACCGACCACGGTAGGGTAATTGGTTTGCTGACGAATAAGCTGGCCATCGGCTGAATATTCATCAATGATATAAAGGTCAACGCCAGAGCCGGTCGCCCAATACAGTGAATAAGGAGGGGCGCCATCCATGCCTAAGCGAATCACCGTGGGATTGACAATACTTCCCGCAGGGTCAGCGTAGGTAGCCTGTGGTGCGCCTGTAATGGCGCTGCGAGTAACAATAAATCCCATTGCCGCTGGCGTCCCCGTTTTATTGAGAACGTAGTAAGCGATGTTAGGTGCAAGTCCGTATGCAACAGTCATTTTATACCCCTAGGTTATTAATTCCCGCTGTAGATGCCAATCCGGTGGCTTTCCCTGATTTGCGAATCAGCTTTGCTATTTTGTAAGGTTTTGTTTCCGCAACTTTCATGCCCATCTTTATTTTGATAATCTTCTCTAATGTATCGGCTGAATCGCCAATAGCCCGCCACATTGCTTGATGCACAAAGGGACCGGTTGCAGCCCCTACTAACGCGTCTGCATCTAATGCTCCAATGGCATGGATTAGAGAACGCCAATATTCAAAGCTATAGTAAGCTCCCATCAATTGAGAGTTCTTAGCCCCAGTAGGAGGATTAAGCATATTGACAAATGCGTCATAGCCGTTATTCATATTGTTTTGGAAAGTTTTTATTTTGTCGTAATCGCTTGGCTTAAGGCGCGTAGATTTATCTAAAATCTTACGTAAACGCTCAGGGCCAATTTTGTTGAGCACATTGTAAAGCTTTGGCGGGTCAACCACAGGACGCCCTAAATCATCTACATAGGTCCCCTCACGTAGTGCATTGGAAAGCAACATATCAGCACTTCCTGGCACATTATTAATCAAGCTCTCCATTAAGCTAATTCTATCTTTGCCATTTTTGCTCAGCGGAAGAAACCTAGCCAATAGCATGTCAGTATCACTTTGAACATGGGTCGCTCTGAGAATATTTTGATTTCTAAAAGCAGAAACAATGTTTTTAAAATAATCTTCTGCTGCATTATTAGCGTCTTTAACCTCTTCAGGAACGTCCTTTAACCCATCGCTAATATCTTCTTTTAAAGCATTTCTTAAATCGTTATAAACTGACGATAAAGAATTATTCCCGGCTTTTTTGGCTTCGTACCATTTATCATTGATATAGCCTTTGCCTAAATTAGCCACGCGCAATGAAACCTTATTAGGCTTTCTGGGTTGCTCTTGAATATCTTTTTTAAGTTTCTCGTAATAAGGCCGATTAGCTTCCATCCCAATAGCGTAGGGGTCTTGAGCGCCATTAGGGTCCCTAATAAATCCTGATTTAAAGTTCTTATCTAACTCTCTTAATTGGGCTGATTTTTCATCGTCACTCACACCGTAAACGTGCTCAAGAATTTGTCTGGCGGCGGCAGCACCCGCATCGGCAGGCCCGGATAACCCCATCTTTTCATAAATTTCGCTAAAGTTGCTGGCCTTTCTTTTAGCTTCTTTAGAAAAATTCTCCAAAGGAATTTGAAGGTTATGTTTATCAGCTAATTCATTTGAATGTTGATATAACTCATCTTTTTTAACATTTATTTTGCTTTCTGCTTCATCAATAAGCTGCTGGGTTCCAACAATAAGGTCTGCTCTATCTTGGCCATTAGACAATAAATTAAATAATTTTTTAGATTGTTTTGTCAGCGATGTAGTAATTCCATTTAACTTTTCTTTACCTTTTTGGGAAAATCCAACTGCATTCGGAATAACGTTTAATTCCGCTTTAACGGCGTCATCGTCTTCAATAGCTTTCCCTAAAAGCATGGGCGTCTTTTGCCAGTCTTTAAGCCGTTTCTTTAGAATTTCAATAGGAACATTTGTTTTTTCAGCAAGTTTTTTTACGGCCCCGCTCTTGCTAAGCCCCTGAATACCTTTCCCAATAATATCTGAAGCAATAACACTTCCAGGTGTTAACAAAGCACCTATTGCGGCACCCGAGCTAATAGATTGGTCTGGAGAGGCCGTAATAGCCCCAAAGGCACCCCCAGCAGGAATTGTTTTAAGGCCGCGAGCGAGTGACCTGGTGGCCATATTCCTATTTGCCTGCGCAGAAATCCATTTTGCCGCAAGTTGAGGAAGTTCTTTCTTAAGCAATGGGGCGGCTGCTTTTAAGGCGGCAGCTCCCGCGGCATCAACAGCGACGTCTGATTCTGCTGCTGCCATGCCATATTCTGTTAATCCCTCTAAAAATTCAGTAGAGAGTTTGCTGGAAGCCCCCGATTGTTTGTAGCTTTCGTTTTCTTTATCTGCCAATTGCTTGGCTTTTAATGTTAAAGTAGCTGAAAACCCCATCTTGTTAAGTATGCGTGTCAGTCCAGAAAGATTATTAGCAGCACCTGCCTTGAGCGCTGAATTCCATTGCTGACGCATTTGGTCATCAGCCGCTTTACCTTGCTTTGAAATTCCAAACATCTCTGGCCACGAGGATGATTCTTCATTGCTTGGCTGAGGGCCGGCCATTAAATCATCCAGCGTGAGTCTTTTGCCGCCTGTCGGTGCGGGCGGTTGAGGTCCGGCCATTAAGTCTTCTAAGGTTAAACGAGCCATTAATAGTTACTCATAATAAAGGCAGTCGCCTGGGATTCGCTTATCCCTTTTTGCTGCGCAAATTGTTTGATTTCACTCTCGGAGATAACGTTACCCTTTGAAGTGGTTATGTCTTTTGATGCCTCGCTTGAATGGACATTATTAGCCTGAGCAACGCTTTCTGGAGTCGCTAACTGAGGATTGGATGTAAAATTGTCGCTTGGATTGCCAGTAAGACTTCCAAAAAATGAGGGATTTAAGGCTTGATTCAAGTTATTAGCCAATTCAGTGCTTACTAATTGCTTCATATAGTCTATTTGCTTTCTAACAATGTCAGGATTTGACCTCATCCGTGGGTCTGTTAAAGAGCGACTTCTAACTTCCATAGCTTCTTTTTGAACGCTTCCACCAAATGCTTGACCAATCTGCTCAGCAGCGTAAGGAATAGCGGTATTAACAATCTTCTCGTATTGGTTATAGATTTCGGGTTGCTGAGAAGCGGGCAATTTTTGGTCAATAGCAAGTCTTGCTGCGCCCCCTTTTCCGCTATAATGCTCCAAAGGTTTTGTATCAATGCTGTTAACCGTGTCTAGCGCATTCTTCATTTGATTGATGCGTTTTGCGCTATACTGAAACATCCCGCTTTTTTGAGCATATAACATGTCGGTGTTATATCTTTGACGAAAAACGGCTGGTATTTTTTCAGGGTCAACATTGCCATCTTTATCTATTGCTCCAAATTGTTGCGCAATTTGTAAGGCATCATTCTGCATTTGCAGAACTGCAGGTGCCCTGGCGCCTCCCATCGACATTTGCTTTTCACGATAGGGCAATAATTCATTAAACTGCCTCACGCTTTCATTAAATCGGTCGCGGTTGAGCTTTAAAGTGCCCTGCATCTGTTGAATACGTTGCTGCATATTTTGTATGCGCGCATTTTGATAGTTCTGACGTTGAGCCACTTGCTGCGGCATCAATTGGGTGCGCATCTCACGGTTTTGCGTCATCGCACGGTTAGATTGAGCACGGGTAGCCTCTTCATAAGGCTGCATAAACGCTTGGCCAAGTAATTGTTTAGGCATATTAATAACTCCACAATCCGCCAGTGTTAGGGTTGGTCCAAGAACTGCCATGAGAACTGCCATGCATGCCGCTATACAATCCAACCCCTGCTCCTGCTAAGGAGAGAATATTGGCCAATGGCTGTTTATTTTCATCAGAACGCGCCTGCTGCTCATCCAATCGAGATTGGTTTTGATAGGCTCTTGAGTTTGATTCTCCTGTTCTTTGAGCGATATTGGCCATCTGCCCAGACGCCTTAGACTCAAGCCCAATCTCTTTTCCAAATTCATTTATAACAGAAGCGCGTTGGTTGTCGTCAATTCCAAGTACTTGAAGTTGTTTGTCAAAAGTATCCATTAAATTACTTAAGTACTGTTGCTCACCTTGGCTGTAAACCACATTACCAATTTCAGCCATTTCAAGGTCGCCGGAACCGGAGCCATACATACCATTGGCATTCAAAGAGTTTTGAGCGGCGCTCTCTGAATATTTCATCTTCTGTTGAGTCGCTGGGTCCATTGAGTACCCGGACTCGGCTTGCCCTAATAGTTGAGAAGGCGTCATCTGAAGCGTCTTGTAGAAGGGGGCATTAGGATTGCCTGCTTGCTGCATTTGCGACATTTGGTTATAAGTGCCTTGGCGCGCATAATTAAAGTCTTGGCTGGCGTTGCTGGTGTAAGGCGCCATTGAATTCTGGGCATAGCCATAGTATTGATTATTAGAATCCACCGCATTTTGGGTATTCTGCTGTGAATTTGCGTAATCATCTGAACTCCCCCAATCAAATAAGCCCATGCTGTACTCCGTTACGTTAGGTTTTGGCAGCGTAGCTGCTCAAGAATATGGTCAAACTGCAAAAGGGTGGGGCTGTCACTGACTTCACCCTTCAAGTAAAAAAGGTCAAAATTAACCGGCGCTCCATAGAGGTTTTCAAGCTTAAAGCGAAACTGAATCTTAGGATTTGCTCCTAGATTGGTTGCTCCCAAATTCGGAATCTGAATATTGACGCCCGAAAAAAAGGAATCCGGCTGCAAGGTGAACGCATAACTGGGCGACTCACCTAGAACTGGAATGTCCGCGCTAAAACGAACCTTGATGCTGTTAGCGGAATTATTTCTGTAAGCCATAGATAAGCTAAGTAATTGTCCATTGTACTTACTGGCGGCATTAAATTGCTGCGTACCGGTAGAATAGTTCAAGTTATACAGGTATAACGGACTATCCATCGAAGTGACATTAAAGTTTAGGTAGTTTAGTGACCCAGAAGGTGACTTATCGCCTGATGGATAAGGCGTAGGAGTAATAGTATAAGCGTTGGTTCCGCCCCCATTAGATACATACCAGTTAGAAACAAGCTGAACATCTGTACCATCTCCTTGGGTAATAGGCGCATAACCACCGGTTCCCAAAATGTTAAAATCAGGGTTATATAAAAAGGAAGGGAACGACCGATTCGCTAACGAATCTGTGGTTTGAAAGGTGTCATTGTCAAACCGCTCACGTTCAACCGTCAGCTTTTGGCTAGCATCAACCGTCTTACTGTTCAAAGGAAGGTTGGATAGATTGATAGGGATACTGTTAATGAGTGGCATTAAGTGCTCCCTGGTCCTTGCGTATAATTGAAATAAGCACCCATTAAAAAGATTTGAACGGGAACATAGACTTCCAGCTTGAACGTCCAATCCTTAGATGCGCCTAAGCCGCCTTGGAAGCGCGTAGTAAATATACGGTCACCCGAAAGACCTAAGCTTGATTTCATTGGCTCAGAAAAGGTTTGGCCGCCATCGTAAGAGATATACAGGTAAATAGCCGGTTCGGCTCCATAGACATAGTTAGGATTATTGGGGTCAATCTCGCCTACTAATCCAACCCCTTGCTGGAAGTAAAATTCAATCCAATGGCCTGTTAACGTAGGATATCCATTGGCTCTGAAGTTCTCCGTAATCAATGTGCGATGAATCGGTATGCCATTATTGCTAAGGTAGTTTTCTGACATCTCATACAGCGTGCTGTCTAAGTAGGAACTCATCAGCTTTTTGTCTTGAAAGTTCATGAAACACTGACCAAAATATCGATTCTTCCCGTTATAGCTTAGGTCAAAAAAGGTATCATTGGTCACGTTATAAACAATCGTCTGCTTATCCGTCACAAAGTTAAAGTGCGCAAAGGTCTGCCCATTTTCAGACCAAGTAAAGCTTACAACATCCTCTGGATGCGTCAGCTGGTTTAGTCGCCAATCAACGCTGGGCGTACTAATCACCTTCGGCGGATTGCCTGAGGTCTTCATAATCTTTTTGGTGCCATCAGCCGTTCTTGAGATGAAGATAAGAAATTGAGGGGCTTCTTCACCTTGCGCACCTGCTGTTCCCTTGGCAATCGCGCCTTGATTTAATGCGCCATAGCTAAAAATTAAATTCTTGTCTTCGCGAAAAGTAACGCCTGCTTTGCCCGCATTGGTGTACACCTGGATAAACCCCAAGGTAAAGACAAATAGACGGCCATTGATGGAGTAAACAGACACCACCGGATAAGATAGGTAACTGGATTCAAAGTTGCACTGAAAGCGCGTGAATTGGTCCCATTTGGTGGGGTCACCTACTTCCACACACTGATAAACCGATTGCGTACCTGAGTCATTAACCAGAAAGTAGCCTTGCTGCTCTGCGCAAGAGGTAGGGGCAGAAGGAAAGTCGGGGTCGGTAATGGGCTGCCAATCTTCTGCAACCACATCGTAGTACCAGCCGCCGGTTCCATCCACAATCATGATGTACTTGGAACCTGCGCACATCGACACATTGCCAGTGACGGTATTAATGGTGCCAATTACGGTCGCCGCAAAGGTATTGTCTAACTGGAAGACTTGATTCCCACTGACCGCGTAAGCCGTATCTTTTAAGGCTAAAAGGCCGCCAGGCCGTCCATAATAAGGGTTTACCCCTACATTAAAGGTGACCTTGGCTTTGCTTCCTGCAAAAAAGGATTGCATCCATTCATCGCTGACGCTGTCATAGAAGGGGTACCAATTAATCGCTAAACGGCTATCTGAAGCCGCTGCTCGTTGGATATTAGAACCTCCCACCACGGGAAAGTTATAGTTTTGCCTCATACCCATTAGCGCATGCCTCCCCATCCGCCATGGCGATTGCCAGTGAACTTATCGGTTGAAAAGGGAGGACGCGTATCAAATTGAAAGTCTTGTTGATTAGAGTTTACTAAGTACGAGTACTGAGCTGACTTTTGAGACTGAAAGTTTTCAGCTACAACGGTGTTATTAATGTTAGCCAAATGCTCAGCCAGAAAGTAGGCTAGCGGCATTACCGCATATTCTGGGATTTCGCTAGAGGCATCTTCAAAGAGATTGACCTTATCTAAACGTTGCTGACCGGTTAGGGTAATAAGTTCTTGCCCTGTGGTTCGAGGATATAAGCCAAACTGGACATTATCTAAGTTGACTTGATAGGTCCACCAAGCGGGGAAGGCATTCACCTCTTTATAAGGGATTGCATCAAATTCCTTTTTCTCTAGAAATTCAGGATAGTAAGTAACAGAACCTACGTTATACGTCACATGCGTGATGTTAACAAAGGGGTTAGCAGAAATCGTGGCATTATTGCCTTTGCCGATAAAATAGAATAACTGGTTGTTGATTCCTTGGAAAACGAGGTTAGTTAAATAGAAGACAAAGAGCTTGCTATTGCCCCATTGGGCTAAGATTTGGTTAAGCAGATTGATGCCTAACGCCGTATCCTCAGGCGTAGGGATTGCGCCTTGACGCAACCCCCCGCTGAGTTTAAGCGCTTGATAAATGATTTGATTGGTAAATGTCATACCACCAAAATCAGCCATTATTTTGCCTCGGCCTTTTTATCTTTTACTTTGTCTTTCTCCTCTTTCTCAAAAGGCACATTCACCAAATGAGGGGCTTCTACCCACCCCTCTTTAATGGCATCAATGGCTGCTTGAAAGTCTGGAAATACTTTTGCTTTATGGTCTCTGTGATAGAGCATCATCATCGTTAATTCTCCGTTATGCTTTGGAAGCGTAAATAAAACCGTAGTTCTCAAAAGGTAGAACCCCGATAATACTGCGCAAGCACCATAAGTTACTGAACGCGCCCATATCGCCACTGTTAGCGATGTTAAGTGCCAAGCTCATTCCGCCTGTGTTAGGAACAATCACCTTTTCCGTTTGTTCGTAAGGGAAGGCAGAAAGTTTTGCTCCGGCTTGATTTGGCAATAGAGGATAAGTTGCAATTTCAGGATTAGCGAAGAAGAAGCCTGCACGAGAGAACACTAAATTCTTAGTCCACATCGTGTTAGCCCCGCCAAATAGATTAACCACATCATTGGTGATGATTTGACGGCTAATGTTGGCGTAAGGGTTAGGCTCAGCACCGGTCCTGAAGATAGGAATGCAGCGAACACGGATAGTTGCAAGTCCTGACCCATCAGAGCTAACAACAGGATTTCCGGTGTCATCTGAAAGCACTACAAAGCCTTTGCGACGCCCTGAATCTTGTTTACCGATAGGCAAGAGTCGGTTTACATAATTTCCTGCCACACCAAAGGTAAGAATGTCCCCAGCCAATAATACGCCCGTAGAGCTATTGCTAAAGCCCTTTAGCGCGATGGTTTGGTAGGAAGCATTCAATGTTCCGTTAGCGACGGTAGAGGCCACTTGAACAGTACCACTGGTTGCAAAGGAGCCATTTTGGTGACGTTGAATTAAGTTGTCATCATAAATATTAAGCCCGGCTTGATAGTTAGTATTCGCCGTTTTCAACATCGGGGCGTTGACGTTCTGGTTGAAGTACCCAGCATACGGTACCTGCATTTGATAGAAGGCATCAGGATGTAGCCCTACGCACATCTCTCCGCGTCCACCGGACTTCATCAATTCCATACTGGAAATCATGGAATTGATTTCTTGCAAGGAAGCGAAACCATTAAAGTCAGCGGTTGGAGAACCTTCTACGTCACACCAATACTCATAGCACGCCTCAATGGTTTTCTGGTTGAGGTTATCGGCGATTTGCATCCCGTTGGTTTGCTGATAGTAACTTCTGAACTCGTCAACCGTAGTCGCATGAGAGAAGAAGCTCATATCGTAGCCACTTAAGCTAAAAGGTGAGTTAGCCGAAAGCTTAGTGCCGGTACTTAATAGGGTAGCACCCAGGGTAATAGGTTGTTCTTTATCGATGGTGTTATTGACTTGAGTTGCTGGGTCAAAGGTTAAGCCATCGTTGACGTTCCATTTGTAAGGGAACAGCTCATTGATGGTCGCACCTTGGGTAGCGTTCATGTCGAATTTTTTATAAGGACGCGCCATCATCGCCGTTTTTAACTGCGCGACGTAATCGACGAGCTCGCCTTTCAATACAAGATTAGTAACTTGAAATAGATTATTTGCTGCCATGTTGCACCTGCTATTAGGGGCTTAACAGCAGGTGCGGGCATTACTATCGAGAACGTTGTTGTTGAGGGTTAGGACGAGAAAACATTGCATTTACAATGCTTTGAGCGTCCATGCCCAAAGTGACAGTCCGTTGTCGAGTCGGCGCGCTTCCACTGCTGTGAGCCGGTAATTCAATAGACTCTTTTTTCTGAGTCCGCTTTTGATTAGCGCGGGCATCAATTTTGTTGCTCAATTCATGAACAATCTTAAATTGACTGCCTAACGGTAACCGTTCAAATCCGTCTTTTTGGCTGGCGGCATACAAGGCTTCTGTGGCGTATTTAAAAGCGGAAACGGCTCTTAGCAACTCGCGCTTTTTCTCATTTGCTCCAATGCCCTTTGTAAACTCATCCTGGAACCAATTTGCAACGTGCGAAGCGGATTTCTTCGTACGTTCAAAGTTCTCTTTCCAAGCATCTTGGAGTTCATAGATTTCTGACTTGACCTTTTCAGCTTCGGTATATAATTTTTCCCGAGCGGAAAAGCGTGCTTCTATCATTTTCTCGACATCTTCAGCAGTAAACGTAGCTCCTTGCTGTGGCTGCTGTTGATATGATTGTTCATGATGAAATTGCTGCGCCTGCTTATCATCTAAGCCAATGGCATGTTGGAGGACTTTATAACGCTCTTCGGCAGCGATTCGCCGTTCACGCTCTTCCTGAGCTTTTAGCTCTGCCTCCATGGCCTTTGCTCTTGCTTCATCCCGTTGACGGGCAGTTCTGACTACTCGGTCTCGCGTTTTGCTTGGCCTTTTGTTGGAACTTTCTTGAGGTTGCCCTGCAAATGATTCTTCGTTTGCTTGGCCTTCTAAGTCATCGTCGTCATCAAGTTCATCTGGTTCTTGAGTTTTACGTTGGTCAGGAGTTTCCTCATCATAAAGCACATCGTTGATAATTTGGTCAAAGTCATCTTGCTCATGGGGCTGCTCGGGCGCGGAGGCCGATGGTTCGCCGGTTTCATTAAGCATGGTGAGAACATCTTCGTTCATAATACTACTCCTCTTTCAATAGTTTAACAAGGGTATCTTCAACTTTTTCTATCGTTTTGTTTTCTGACTCAATGATTGAGGAGAAAGTATCTTCAATAGAACGGCCCATCTCGGCTTGCGCTTTAATGGCCGCTGATTCAACCTCAGCTGCGCTTTGGATGTTTTTAGCTTTGGTTTGTTGCGCTTCAATCATCGCTTTAGAAATAGCTGAAATAACATCAGCCTTCATTTGCTCTTGTTTTAGCTCAAGCTCTTTCATCTTGACGGCGAATTCAGCTTTAGCCGCAATCATTTCTGGATTTGGTTTCTGTGGTGGCGCAGGTTTGCCTTCCTCTTTAGCAATAACATCTGGAGGTACAATATTATCTCGCATACGAGCTGCCAGCTTCTGACTGAATGGGAAGGGCGCATTCTCAACGATATAGTCTGCCGTGAATGGAAGCAGTTTGTCAGTCTCTAAACGAGTGAAATTGTTAAGGAAGTTAACCGCCATGATTTGTTGCGCAGCAAAGGAGCTACCCGCATGCGCTTCAACAGTAAAGTCACCAATGCTCATATCATTTTCAATGCGCATTTGCTGGTTTTCATCCAGTTCATACGTATTTTTATTGATAGTCTTGTAGTCTAGCTCGCCACTTTTGCTACGAACTATGATAGTACGTTCTGAGTCGTATACGCTTGGCATCAATTTAAGCGCACCCTTATTGATTTGAGCAATGCCTAGGGCCAAATTGGAGCTATAAGCACCTTTACCATGCGCATTCTTCATGCTGTCAACAATCATCGCATTACCGCTGGCATCTGAGGATAAATCAGGATTAATCCCCATCATGAACTCGACATCTTGACGCGCTTGCTGGTAAAACTGAAGAATTGCCCCATCCATTGAGGGAGCTTGCATGATTTCAGGACGACCATTCTGCACGAGAGGGTCAGCAGCATAGGATAATGCCTGGCTTCGATTGGGGTAAACCCACTGATTTTGATTGTCTGCAAAATGAGTGCGAGTGCCAATGATTTTTGAACGTATTCTTTGGTTAATGTCGTCAATAATCTCACTAAACGCATAGTTAGCGGCTCTCTGCGGGCCTTGAGCATTCAATGCAAAAGGAATAGGCGTCCACATCCCATCTTTGACAACGCCTGCGCCAGGGATAAAGTAAAGTGGGAGTTCATCAGTCCCTAATTCTTTCTTCTTCAGTACCTTATGACGCGTCATCAAGTAAGCGCAAATGTATTCTCGGTAGCTAGATTCTGTCTTTTCTATTTTTGGCACTTTTTTAGCGGAAGGCTTAAAGGGCGGCAGCTTATTCTCGGGGATGCCTGTCTTAACAGCAGCCCCCAACATCGCGTCATACATCTTCTTTTGCTTCTCAACATCCATTGCATACTGCTCTTCAAGCTCGGCATATTCGCTTTCGGTGAATTGATTCCCATCTTCCGTGATAAGCACCTTTATCTTTTTATACTGACGCTTGTAAGCCACAATAATGCCTACACTATCATCACTTACCGTCATTGAACCGCCCTCAACAAGAATGCCATCATTAGGCGGCAACTCAATCCCAGGGAACTTCTTCTTGAACTCTATGTTCGGCATCGTGGTAGCATAGCCCGCATACTGCCCATCCTCTTTGAAAGGGCTGCGCGCATCAGGGTCCCAGAAGCAGCAGAATAAATCAGGCACATTCTCAAAGCGTATCTCTTCGTGCAGCATTCCATTCTTTGTCTTTACAATCGCTAAGTGCATCGCTCCCCATCCGCAATCATACAAATCTTGGCATGTTTGAGAGTAAACCAGGTCCGTTTTTGATTCATAAGCAATATGACGCAGCAAGCCGTCTTTAACCTCGATAATTTGAGACGGAATATTTTTGCTCATCGGAATAAGTTCTACTTGGGGGCTAACGGAGCGATTCTCGGTGATAAGGTCAGCTTGCTTCTTGGCAACGATATTAACTTCAGCGCACATTTTCCCTTGTACTTGACGGTCAGATTTTGCGCGGTCATCCCAATTAGAGCGATAGATAAAATCCTTGTTATTCTTTGCAGTGGTAATAGGCTCTGAAAAGTATGAGCCCCATTTACCAGAGTTCTCAAACATCTTATGACAAAATTCTTCTTCACTCAGCGGGTTTCCTTCATCATCAAATTCATCTTCATATTTGTAAGGCTTACCTACATCAAGATTATTATCTTCCCCAAAAAAGTTCTTAAATAGATTCCACTTCTTCATGATTAATTAGTCCGTTAAAATAGATTGGGTTGATTCCGATATTCAAAGCGAGTGCGCCATGCCTCACCATCATAGTAGTCGATTGTCTTAAGTAGTGGGGCTTGCTCTACCTTCTCTAAAGGCATGGCCATGTACTGGCAAGCTTCGGCGCCATGCGAGTATTCATTCTTATCCGGTACTTCAGTGTAACGCAGCTCACCACCTACAAAATCATTCATTAATCTGTATCTGTAACCGCCTACCAAAGCATCGTTGATGAAGGTGCAGTTGCTACTAACAATCATTCCTGGCGCGCCATTTACCATACGGTTTAAGTGCACATCCAATGCACCGCGTCGCACGATAGGGGAGTTAGTTCTTGCAGGAGAGCTATTAAGTCCATTCTTATTTAGGATATCAAGGCAGTAAGCACCCGTTGCTTGAGCACGCTGCATGCCTGCGGGGTCAGCGGTTGAGACGAAGTTTCTGGCTGAAATCCATTGGGAATACTTGCGATTAAGCACTGGCATGACCATGGTTTGGAGGAAGAGAGATAAGTCCATATCGCTGGAGATAAACTCTTCTAAGACGCGTAATTGGCCTTGGATGAACTGACCTAGAATCATTGCAGGGGTTAAGCCAAAGTCCCAGCCAAGATATAAAGGTTCATTTTCTACAGCATCAATCACTTCTTTGCTAAAGTGTACGTGAGCCTTATAGCTTGGATGCACGGGCTTGCCATCAAAGACGCTGGCATACTCACCAAGAATGTAAACCTTAAAGGTTTCGGGGTCCAGGGATTTACCGGCTTGAAGTACCGCTTCATCTGGCACCCCCACCTTGTTTTCTCTTTCTGGATTTATCACCCACTCCTTGGTATCAGGCGTCAAAATCATGGCGGCAGGCTGCTTATATATCTTCCAGCCAGGAAGCGGTTTATTCTCGAAGCATTCTTTTATCCAGCTACGAGCAGGTGGAGGGTTGGTGTCTGAAAGCACGCATTGGTGGTATGGCATGCCTTGATAGTCATCGGGAAGACCTAGCATCTCTTTACTTGGGTATCGACACATAAGACGTGTCAAAGCCTTGTCAATGATAATTTTAGGCATCTCTGAAAGTTCATTAAAGAAGAAACCAGTCGGCTCTAAAGACAAAAGCTTTTCAGTATCTTCTGATGATTCAAGACTTAAGAAGTAGACATCTAGCTCACAATGGACGCCATACTGGTCTTTAAAGCGCATAGGGTGCAGAAAGGGAGACTGCCGGTACATCCTTCCGTATTGCGATTCAGGGAACCAGCTAAGCCATGTAGGAACCGTAGTGAGCTTTAATTTTGGATAAGTATTTCTGCATATCATCCATTTCCCTCGTCGTACGCCATCCTTGCAGATAGGGAGCTGCATGAAAAGCTTCATGATTTCTATACAGTTTGTCGACGACTTTCCGCTAGCGACATGACCGAAGATGAGCTTTACTCTGCTGGTATTATCAGCGTGATAAAGCTCACCCGTTTTCGATGGGATATAGATTCTTGATTGGGGCGCCATCCGTGGCAATCTTCCGTCCGTGATACTAGGCTACTAGTTCATCAATTATTACATAATGCCTACAAAGTTGCAAACTTATTTTTAGTCGAAATAAGACGGAATCTTTGGCATTATCTCCCTACCAATGAATTCTATTACTTCTTCATGGGTACAATAATTCGACCTAATCTTAACTTGCAGATGAGAAAAAAGATTAACCAGTTCTATCAAATTATCGCCGTCTTCAGGAAGGTCATTTAGAGACATCCAATCAACAAGGTCAACTATTTTCTCCTTAATCGCTGTCATTGTTTGCTCAACAAGACGATTACGCAGTGTCAAGTATGAATTTTCGTCTTTCCTGAGATATACCATTACAATATCTCTACTTATCCCATAAACCATCGCTTTTATCTGCCCTCTTCTATCCATTTTTTGTTGGCACTCCGGTAAAATTTTTATACAGTAGGCCCCGATGCATCCTGGTGAACAGAAATTTACGCTATAATCCGTGATGTCTTCTTTGCACTGCTGGCATTTCATAACCTAAATATCTCCGCAATCAATTGAAACACCATAAGGCACCTCATTATTTCTCTCATATTCACGCGCTATTCTTTTGTCATGGCACCATCTTGAGCAGAAGAACTGAACACCAACGATAGCTGATATCCGATAAATGGGCTTTACCTTTTTGCGGATATATCCCTTGCATTCATTGCATCGCTTAGGCCTTATCATCTTTAATCATCCACCCAATTCTGACCAGGAATTGGTTCTTGAAACGTATAGGTTCTTGACATCCTCCTTCTAATCCCTTCAAGCATTTCAGAAGCTCTACAAAAATAAACAGATGCTTCTTCAAGGTACTTACCAAAGCTATAAGGGTACGCTTCAGTGATTTTGTTCATCGTCTTTGAGCGTGATATCGCGCATCTGATTTCATTAATCGTCATCAGAAGGCTAGCCATCTCTCTTATACCTTCGTCGATATCAATTATCGTTAGCTTTTCTTCCGTGGCTGCCATCCTTACAGCACCTTAATCACTTTGTCATCGCTATCGACCATAAACAAAGCTTCGTTGGTAGGGTGGTAACAGGAAGTAATATTTGTGCACAGAATCTCATTAATCATCTTTATCTCATCATTCAATGTTGATGCCATATCTTTTAAAAGCTCCGTCTTCTCTCCGCAGCGGTTGCTTTCAGTTGCTGCCAGTTCTAGCGCGTAAGCATCTTTAATCTTCCTATACTCCATCGCCACATATTCTAAAAAAGATATTTTCTTGCCTTCTATAATTGCTGCTTGTGCCATATTTTCTGCTCCGCCTTTAGTTTGATTAAATTTGTCTATTGCTTCGTCTAATAGTGTATCTGTCGTTGTGAGTTGAAAAACATGACCATAAGTCGCTCCACCTCCATCAAATCGAGGGTATTCTCCGCCACCATCAGAGACTTTACGTGAATCGTGATAGATTACTTTACCATCTTTCCATTCGCATTCTTTGTTACCGCCCCCAGTAATCAGGCTGCGAACCACCCCAATGCAAGTATACTTTTCGTCAGCCTTTGCCATGTAGTCTCTCCATGCATTTTTCTAATCTAGTATTTTTGCGCTTCGCTGCCTCTCTATCGGCAAGATGCTTCCAGGTCAAGTCATGTTTAGGCTTCAAGGCTGCATTGTATTCGCACGATTTGCACCCATCTTTACCGCAGTCGTAGATAGGCCAACTTCCACATATCTTCCCTTCGCCACGACTCATATTCCAGTTACACGTATCACATCTTTTCTTCTCGGCATGCATCTCTGCCAGTATCGCAAAGAAGTCTTCTTCTGGATGCTGGCAAGCCTTGCAATCGCAACTATTCACCCTTCACCTCCGGATAAATCTTTTTAAACTCGTCTCTTGGCATTTCAACAATCTTCCTAAGCTCCTTCGCCACATCTGTTCTATAATTCCAAGGCTTACCACCACCCTTCTTAATCTGATGGATTATCTCTGCTTGTATTGCATCGATGAAATACTTTATCGCGCCCATGGATTCTTCGATAAATTTATCTTTAATATCATACAACTCTACAAAATCAATGTCCATTTCAGACGATATTCTGTGTAGTGCGCTTGCAGACTCACTGAGGTAATCTTGAAAGATTTCTACTATCTTGGTAGCTTCTTCTGCCAGCCATTTTGAGTCGCTCATTATATATTCTTAATCCCCTGCAACGCTTTGAACATTTCGATTAAATCCTGCTTGCCTATATCTTCGATAGCTTTTCTTGCTTCAAGCGGCCTGCTAAAAGCGGGTGATAGACGAACTAGTTTGTAATTCATATCAACATATGGTTCAATTCCTAGCGTAAATTCTTCTTCGTCATTGGCGTAGCATTCGATAAAAAACTGCTCTTTCTCGTCTTCAGCAATCCTCCCATAGTAGTGCGTCTTAAGCTCCACAAAAGTTGCAAAAGCCTTCCCAAAGCGATAACCCATTTGCTCTTCCAAACGAATATCTTCTTTATGCTCTTCATGCTCTTTGAATCGCCAGCTTAACAGCTCATCAAGGCAGTAAGGGTATGCACCATCATCTGGGGCATCAGCATCTGAGCGCCAAACATTTGGGTCATCAACAGCAAGGTTGTCAATCTTATAAAAAAGCTTTCCTCCCACCATCTTTAGATAATTATTACCGCCATCTTCATCTTTCCTCACCAAAACTTTACCTTCTTGCAAAGCCTTGATTGTTTCTATGCCTGTGTATATTTTAGCCATTAGTCTCTCTCCACTGTGGGTTTCTTTCAAGGTATTTTTCTTTGCAGTCGCGACAGCAGAAATACTTAATCTTGTCTCCCTGCACCAGGTCAACGCCGCCTTCTACATCATCTAAGCATTCATAACAATGAACGTGAACAAACATACCCATTTATTTCTCCTCTTTTTTAAGTTCACTAATAAGATTTTTTATTGCAACTTCAGCAGCTTCACGAGCTCTTACGATAGCTGTAGAAACTACCAAGAAAGTTTCCCAATGCGTGCCTCCCACATTACGTTTAGCCTCTTCTAGAGCATCTATACATTCGTTCCAGTCACCTTCTAGCTCTGCAAGGTCTGAGAGAGCATGACAGGTGGCATAGTCTTTCCCTTCCCCATCATACGATGAGCAAACGTACCGAAAAATTAATACATAGCGCTCTAGAAGAAACCCAGAAAATTTAAGCAGTTCATGGTCATTCATTTTTAATGTCCTTTTGGAATTGACGGGAAAAGGGGAGGCACAGCAATCTCACCTGCATATTTTGGAGTGAATTTATCTCTTTCAGCTTTTCGTATAAAATGGCTCACCTTTTGCATATACTTTAGCTGTCCATCAAGGAGCGTTGTCATCTCATCTTTAAATCGTGCTGTGATGATATCAAGGTCAACTGGGTCAACAAAACGATAAAGTACCAGATTATGCAGGTAACTATTTGTTATTTTAAGCTCTTCTGAAAATCGCTTAATAACTTCATTCACCTTGTCTACCACTATCTCCAAATTACTCATGTTTCTTCCTCTAAGTCACTATTCTCTTCTTCCATTCTTCTCTACCTCTTTACGCACTAATTCACATTTGCCGCACAGATAAAGCTCTTTGTTCGCGATATAATTTCTCCATCCGCACCATTTACACTCCCCTAAAGAAAAAGCTCGCGCAAATATTCCAAAGAGTGTTACGCCACTATTCTCCTTTTTCATCTTTCGGTATTGCCAGATGTATCACTAAAGGTCCTGTCACTTTCTCATCAAGATGAGCTTTAGCATCCTTGCAGAAGGTGCCCGGAAAGAGTCTTTCAGCTTTCCATTTCACCACATCTAACTTCATCTGTATCAAAGTAACAAAGGCGGGGTCAATACGCTCACCACCCCTATCAAGTATAACCCTTGGATTATCTAGCGCTTGCTCAATAATATCTTCAGCTGCTAGGCCCATATGCTCCGTTTGCTTGAGTTTTGCTCGCATGAAGCCTTCAAGAAACTCTGGGTGCCTACTCTTCCAATAGTATATAGTCCCAACCGCCGGAAACTCCTCATCCATCTTACATATCGCGCTCAAACCCTCAGTACTACTCTCTATGGTCTTCAGCAGCCTTTCAGCCACTTCAGGCTCATACTTTGCGTAGATACGCTTTAATTTTAAGACTTTTTCCATGTCTTTTGTAGCTTCCGATGCTGTGAAAAGTGTCTCATGATAGCCAATAACTATCCTCTAGTCAACCTAACTTGGTGTATCTTTAAGAAAGAAAAATAATAAAAAAATATTTAACATTTATTTTTTTCAGCTATTGACACGATTCCCTGGCCTTGATAAGCTTCACTCATCCTGGTCAGCACCAGTGATACTAACCAGCATCAAGGAAATAAGGAGAAGTAACATGACGATAATAGATAAAGTTAAACTAGAAGAATCGGTAATAATGATGCCAGCTGATGCAATGACCATCACAATTCGCGGCAAACAAGTTTATGGAATCCTGAAAATATACCCAGTTTGCGACAAAGCTAAAATCTTCGCGGCTTTAACAGGAAAGAAGACCTTTGATGATGACGACATAACAAGAATTAAAAGCCTTGGTTATCGTGTACTCGTCGAAGCAAACCCAACTGAACTATAAGGAAGCAAGAAATGAAAGCAAGCACCTACAACATGATATTAATCCCGCTCCTTGTTTGCACAGGACTCTGTGGAATATTGGCTAGCGGATGCTTATTTATCTACGCCTATCCTGCATTCCTTCTGTTTGGCTCATTAACGCTGCTCGTACCAGTAGTTTTAATGGCCTTAGGTAAGGAGATTGAAGAATGAAGAAACAATACTATGCCGTTGTTTATTGGGACGCTATGCATAAGAAAGTGGGGATACCCCATCATAAAACCGGGAATAAGAATCATGCGTGCAGAATGGTCATTTTTGATGATAAAACAGAACGCGACAACTGGGTAAAAGAAGGCGTACCACATAATCAAAATCGCGTTGCCATTCAATCTAAACGCGCACTAAGAAAGCTCTTTCTAGCAGAAGATATGGAAGATTTTAATAGGCTTGTTGAAAACTGTAATTTTAATGATGAAGAATATCGCCGTTATTTAACCTCTAAATACTTCTTACAAGGAAACTAAAAATGATATTTAATCACTTAGACAGAACAGAAGTATGCGCCCATATATTAATAGAAACATTAGATTTAAACGCTTTTGATGCGGTTCGCGGTTCTCACCCTTCCGAAGAAGGGGTTCGTATTAAGATAGGCAGAAAGGTGGGTAATGGGCCTTATATCATGGTGGATGTGGAATTCTTGGACCACTACATAAAGATATATCCTTTAATAAAAAAGATAGATGCCAATGGAAAGTTTATAGGCGACATAAGCTTAAACGAGCCCTTGTTGAGAGGCAAGATAATCATGGATTTAAGCTTCATGGTTCCTTATGAGGCGAGGAGAATTGTTGACTATATCGAGAAGATTTTTAATATCGAAGATGCTTTAATGTACGAGGAAGATGAAAATGAATAATGAAATAAACGAAAAGATTGACCGTGTTATCGCTTCTTTACTCGCAGAAGAGAGCGAAAAGGTACGCGATGTAAACTTAGATAACTTCTTTCAGGTCAAATACTATGCCCAGAAGAAGCTTAACATTGACCTCACTTTTGATGAGGCTGAAGAAACGCAACTTAGATGCCTTGAGATTTTAGAGGATACTGAAGAAGAAGAGCGCCATCAAAGCTATGGAGTGTATCGGTAATGAAAACCGATATGGAAATCACTATCATCCAGAAGACGCTGTATGGACGGATAGTCTTTTATCCAGCCTGCGAGACAGCAGAGCTTTTTGCTCAACTTACTGAAACAAGAACCCTAACCCAAGAGGCTTTAAAGATTATCAAAGATTTGGGTTACACCATTAAAGTATTAACTGAAGAAGTAGACATAGAAACTCTGTAGGAGAAAAAAGATGAGTAGTGAGCATGTCTGTGGACCTGAGTGCGCGCATATTTCCATTAGAAAGCTAAGAGAGCTTTGTGATGAGATGAGAGCGCATGGTGTAGGAGAAGATGAAGAAGTCATGATGGTCTTCTCGATTGAAGGGTATGGACTCTTCCCCTACCTTTCTGACTTCTCAGCCGGAGACAGTGACCGCGGGCCTTATATCATGGCAAGCGTGAGTGAAGAAGCCGTGGCTAAGATTCTAAAAGGTGAAGAGGTTAAAAAGGTGCGCGATAAGATTACCTTCCATTAAAACGCCCCTAAAGTGCAAGCTCTAAGGGGCGCTAAGTTCGTTAATGGAGTCATAGAACTAGTAATGACTCGGATAAATATAAAGGAGGATTCAAAGTGAATCAAGAGCTTTATTTATGCCAAATATGCCGAAAACCTCTACATCTTTTTGAAGACTTGTATCAAACAAAGTCAGGATGGGTATGTATGGATTGCATTGAATGGCATGATGAGGGAATCAGTGATGATAGCATCATATTGATTTCATAACGCTATCACTTAGATAGCACTTTTTAAATGTGATAAATAGAGGATAAAAGATGAGCAAAGAAACAGACAAGCCAAGTTTTCCAAGTATGGAAGAGATATTCCCATTTTTCGGTGGACCGCAAAACCAAGGTAGACGCAGATGTGATGAATGTGGTCTTTATAAAAAAGAGGACGCAATCGAAACGGAAACTAATACAGGATTCATATGCAAAAATTGTAAGGATAAAAGATGATTAACAAAAAAGGTGATGTAACAGTAGAATTTTTCAAGATTGTCTATGAAACATTAATTTCACAGGGTTATGAAGATGATTCGCCAATAGACATCCTGCTTGACCTCCCAGGCATGGATAGACTAGTCCCTGTAAATAAAGTTGACTTAGGCGTAAGCAAAGATAAAGGCAAGCATGCCGGGTTAATTCTAAAGGCAAGTCGAGAATTTATGAGGGCCTACTTTATCGCTGAAGAGATGATGAGGGATAATGACAAACTAAAGATAAAGCTAAACATGGATGATGACGATGGAAATATTACAAAGCATTAGAAGTGGGGTCGATTCAAAAGGCTGGGAAAGGCTTAAAAACGGCCTCTGGAGGAATCCAAATAGGCAACGACTAATCTACGTATGGTGCACGATATGCAAAGGTCCTATCAACCCCAACACAGGTTTAGGATACAATAGCGAACATTCTTGCGGGAAAGATGCACGTGTATTTGAATGCGAATACGACGAATGGGGTGCCTCTCGTTCAAAACGCTTTTTTAAGAGACACGTAAGCAGACTGTGCAGGAAGTACTGGGAAAGTTACCCTGAAGAGAACAGATACCGTAAAAAGCTTTTACAGAATCTTCATGGGATTTTTATAAAGATGGCCTACAAAAAATTAACCAATGCATTGGAGAGTAACAATGAGCGGAATAGATACCCAAGTAAACTTAAGAGTATTGACATGGGATGAGCTGATTGATGATTTGGAATGCAATTACTATTTAGCTCATAGATATTATTCTGTAAGAATGGATGGTGAGTTTTATGAACTCTCCGCGGGGAATGATTTTGAAGAACTAGAAGATGCTAAAAATAGAGCTTTGCTCATCAAAAATATGTACCCTAAGAGTCGAGTAACCATCAATTTAGCCTTTGAAATAGAACTTTTTGAATATGATCTGGATGATTCTTTTATAGATATACTAAGGGCATAACAATGAACGAACAAAATGAATTACAACAATTTTTTAAAGGCCATCAAGAAGCTTGTATTCTTCACATAGATTCAATCAAGGCAGCTTGTGAGACACGAAGATATCGAAAAGAAGATGAGCACTATTACCGAATGGCTAAAGTAATTATTGATAGAGCTAAAGAATTAGAAAGCGTAATCGAGGAGATAGTGATTAATGGTCCTTACGATATTACACTCGAAGGATTGTGGAACGTTCATGAGGCGAATGAAGATGAGTAAAAGAACACAAAAACGATTGCTGTATACACAATGGAGGTGCGTAAGACATATCAGAGGAATGACGGTCAACATAGAAGAAAGGAAGAATAGAATAAAAGATAAGTCTTACTACAGAATGGCTGAACATATCGTAATTGAAGCTAATCGATTAAAAAGGGCACTAATAAATTCAGGTGAAGAAACGGATGCTGGATTTAATGACTTTTTAGACTTAGCAATAGAAAAGCGCACCGAAAATGCTTCTCCAGATATCATGAAGGTATTGGAGGCGATGTTCGATGGGCTAAATAGGGACCCTGAAGATGAAACAACTTGATAATGGCCTTATAGAAGAATTCGGAGAATTAGTTCACTTCTTTTGTGGCGAATGTGGAAAGACCATGATTATTGTTAACAATTTTTTAACAAAAGATTGTGAATGCAAGCATTTATATAATTTACATATTTGTTATAGCAATCCAGAAAAGGTGCGAGAATTTTCTAAAGATGAAATCGAAAAGCTGAAAGATGAATCTTTTCGTCAGTTTGAATTACATCGAAATACTTAGAAGGGATAATAATGTCAGCAATCATACTTATCGTCTTAATGGCAGTTTCACTTGGATGTTTTATGGTAATAGGTACTTCAGATACTAAGACTGCATTTAAGGCTTTATTAGTTCTATTAATCACTGTCTCGGTGATGGCGATCATAACGATAATCAGCAAGCAGTAAAAAGTTATCAACAGAAATATTAAAGTTATGCACAGTTAAAGTGGACTTATCCACAGAATTTTTTAGTTATCCACAGATTTAATGAAATTTAGACAATAGGAGAGCTAAAAGCGAAAACAACAAATTAATAAGTTTTATTTTTTTGTAGGAAAAGCAAGTCCATACGTAGAACTCGAAAAAAAGAGTTTTCACGTAAGCCGCTTTTCCTAATGCTTTATTAAAGACAATAGATGTCAATAATTAAGCCCAAAACTTAATTTGAAGTTTTGCCGATATCCTTTTCACTGCAAGCAGCGGCTCTTATTCTCGAGCAGAGCGTCAAACTCATTTTAATTGCTAACGGTATTAAGCATCTCAGACTTGTTACAACAGGAGGCTCTGAGATTCGCCCACCCTCCCCACTCTCCCTTGCTCCAGTAATGGGGTTCATGCTCCCCCTCACGCTGCGCGTTCTATCTTGCCGTGAGGTTGTTTTGTTACGTCAAGCACTCTATCAAGAAAAAAAGAGAGTTGCAAGAAAAAATGTAGTAATTTTTACGGAGTTTATTATAATGCCCAAATAGGAGGGCTTATGCTTAAAAAAAGAAAGATTTTTTTGTCGAAAGAGTGTATTGAACTAATTGAAGTGCTGATTGAGCGATTAGGCGGCCCAAAGGTGCTGGCTAAGGAGCTGAGCGTTACCCCACAGCTGGTATATGCTTGGCGTGTAGGGCGTTCTATCCCCGCTGTAGGGCCTATAGTAGAGATAATTCGCTTGAGTAATGGGGCTATCCTCTTGGAAGACTTTTTGCCCCCTATTCATCTTGGGATTAAGCCAGGCGAGAAGCTTGTCGACTTTATCAAAAGGGATATCATTGCTCAGAAAGCCGAAAGTTTGAAGCTGTCTGTAGACTACTATTACACCCATTTTGTCCCGCGTGTGATTAAAGTCATCCTTCAGAAAGATGATTTGACACCCCAAGACCTCTCCTATCTTTATCACTTCTTTGGCGGTATAGAACGACTCTATTGGCATACGCTATATCGCTATCTTGAAAGAAATAAAAAGGCGGAAAAAGGGAAAAAAGAGGAAAAAGAGAAACAAGTAAAAAATATTTAAAAAAGTAGTTGACACTTATTTTTTTATACGTATTATTACGGACAAGTCTGAGGCCGAAGAATGGGAAGACCTCATTGCTGGCCTGTTCCAAGGTCTCAGGCTTAAATAGTGACTCAGCTGAAAAAGAGGTCTCTAACTAAAACAGGCTCTTTTGCGTCATAGAGCAAAATAATGACGTAAATTTTTGCCATATTGCTCGACGTCTGGGTGTAATGTGCGAGACGTTAAATGAAGGCACACTCTCTTTATCTGATAGAGAAGTATAAAGAATCTTATAAGAGCAATATGGCAATTCAATTTAACTTCAAGGAGGAGATATGGAAATATCTAACCAAACGGCCAATTTAGCGCCAATAGAAAGATGCACCGGTTTAGGTGGTCACGACATAGCAGCAATTTGTGGTGTTCATCCTTTCCGTACCGCAGTTCAAGTTTATCAAGAAAAAGTAGAGCGCATTTCAACCTTCGACCCAAACTACGCCCAACGACGAGCCTTGTTCCTAGAGGAATTCATGGGGGCAGAATTTGCAGCAGAAAAAGGCGCTTATTTCGAAAATAAATATTACATCGAGCAATTCATTTCAAACAATCCTTTAAATCAAGTAAATTCAAAGCCCTATGTTTTGAAAGAAGGATGGAAAATCGTTCATCCCGAGTATGAGTTCTTTCATGCTCATCCTGATTTTATTTTAACTGAAGAGGAAGACCAATCAAAAATACTAAAGGTTGTTGAATGCAAAGACCCTCGATGGCTAGACCCTACTGAATGGGGTGTTGAAGGAGAGTTTTCAGTATCTTCCAGAACGGTTCCTGACTACATCACGTGTCAAGTAGCGTGGTATTGTATGGTGGCGGGCTGTGAAGAAGCGGATTTAATCGTCAATGATGATTCCGCCCTTAGGCATTACATCTATAAGCGAAATCCTGATTTTGAATCAATATTGATAAACGCGGGACTTCAATTCTGGATGAATCATTACGTTAAACGAATCCCTCCGGATGCCGGCAGTTTGCATGATGTGCACAGTCTTTACCCAGTAGCGAGCGAGCAATCAATAGAGCTTGAAGGCGAGATATTCAATGAAGTAATTGCTTTGAAAGCGCTCCAAGCTGAGATTAAAGAGCTTGAAAAGAAGGTGGATGAGAAAAAGATGCTCATTCAAAAAAGAATGGGGAAGGCAAGCGAAGCAACCTTTAATGGTGTTCGGGTATGCACTTGGAAGGGATATGAAGTTTCTAGGGTAAACACCTCAAACTTGAGGCGCGACTTCCCAGAAATTTACGATGAACTTGTTGAAAAAACATACCAACGGCGGTTTATGCTGAAATAATCACTAGGAATTAATCGGAAAAACTTAACAGGAGTCAGGATATGAAATTTTTACAAAAGATGTTCCATGCAGGATGCAGCGAATGCGAGAAAAAGGACACTCAAATTGAAGGCCTAAAAAATCTACGAGATTCTCTTTATGCTCAAGTCGAACGCGAAAGCAGCTACTACAAAGCCATGCGTGTAGCTAACGACATCCTTCACAAAATCCTTGTGTTTAGAAAGGTTGCCCCTTACAACTTCAATATACTTGCATTCTTCTCTGAAGAGGCTAAAATTCCGTCTTCTGAGATAGATATTTACAAAAAGTATGGTGAATTTAAAGGAAACTTTATCTACTTTCAATTTTCGGAAAGTGACGAAAAACTAACCAAATAATCTTAAACAGAGGGAATTGTCATGAGTCAATTAATCTCGCTATTACGTAGCGATGAATTTACACAATCTATTGCGGCGCGTTCAACGCTTTCTGAAAAAGACATTATTCGGTTCGCCAGAATGTTTGAAAGTGCGCTTAATAAAAATCCTGCACTTTTAAGATGCACTCAAAAAAGTATCATGATTGCTGCGCAAGCTTTAGCAGAAAACAATCTATCGCCAATTCCAGCCCATGGGCAAGCCTATCTCATTCCTTATGGGGATGAGTGCCAGCTTCAAATCGGATGGCGTGGACATATCTTTATGGCGATTAATTCAGGTGCTGCAAAAAGCATCCGTGCGGGTGTGGTTTATGAAGGCGACCATTTCTTTTATGATAATGGCGTTAATGTCGTATTTGACCATCGCCCGAATATGACGGCAGACCATTCTCAGGAGAATATTCTTTGCTTCTACGCCATCGCTACCTTGCCAAATGGCGAAAAAATCATCGAGGTGATGACAAAGCAGGATATTGATGAAATAAGAAGGAAGTTTCACAAACCGTCAAAACGTGGATTACCTTCCCCTTGGGATACTTCTTACGCGGAAATGGGGCGAAAGACGGTGGTGAAACGGATATGCAAATATCTTCCTAGCACTATCCGAGTCTTGGAAGCTATCGCCTTAGATAACGCCAGCGAATGCAATCTTGAGAAAGATATCACCCCCCGAGAAGAGGCTAAATCGCTTTCAGACCGTATCAAAGAGAACCTTGGAACTTCATTGGATGTGGCTGAAGATGGCACGTTGCAGCTTAGCGAAGACGACTTTTTTGAAGATTCTTCTGATGAGCCTGAACCAATGCAAGCGGCCCAAGAAGTCGCAGAGCGAGTCGTAACCCCGCCAGCAGAAATAAAATCCTTCTTCCCCGAACCTCCGCCACTGGGCGAAGCAAAACCATCGGCGGACATTGGCACAAAGCCAAGCTTAATGCCAAAACCTGCCAAAGATAAGCCACAATTAAGATGGGGGAACCACAAGGCGGATTTAATTGCGGCCCTGGGGAAAGCCATGGAAGAAAAGCTTATCAAAAGCCAATACATGGGTAAAATGTTGTACAATTACAAGGTAAAAGATATCAACGAACTAACCGATAATGATGCTTCGGTTGAGTTGAGAAAGATAGAAGATTTATTTGATTCATTATATTCAGGAGAATAATTGTGGGACTGTATTTAGCAAGAAGAATTGGCCAAAGCTTTCGTCTACTCAACCAAGGAGAGGAAGTTGCTCGCGTCAGAGTGAGCGACATAAACCAGTATAAGCAAATCGTATTGGATGTGACGGCCCCTCAAGATTGGGTCATCTTAAGGGAGGAGATTGAATACGACCCTACCAAAGACCGCTCAATCAAAGAGGAGCCGGCCGAAGAGAAGGTCTCCTTATTTGCAAGTCTTTTTGGGAAAGTGAAAAGTAAGCAGGAGGGGAAACAATGATTTTTTCATTGCCTATGCCTCCATCAATAAATAAGGCGTATATCACAGTCGGAAAATATAGGCGGTTATCTCCTATTGCAAGAGCGTGGTACAAAGAGGTTGCAATTATTATTAAAAAGCAAATCAAGACGAATATTTTTTATGAGAGCTTAGGATATGAGAATTGCTACCCAATCAATAAAGATGAAAAGGTAAAAGTTATGGCTGAATTTTACTTTAAATATCCCAAGAAGTGCGATACCTCAAATTATACAAAATTGCTTTGGGATTCTTTGCAGAAAAACAATATCATTAAGAATGATAATCTTATGTTCAAGGAAGAAATACTTAAATATGAAGCAGGAGACCTTAATCCTACCGTTTCTGTTTTATTGCAAAATTATTCTCCCACTAAAGTGGGACGGTTGAATGAAACTAATAATAGAATTGTTAGATGGTTGATGAAGGATTCCTCATGAGCCAACTCTTCTTTTTCTTAGTAATTATTATTTTTTATTTGATTGTGGTTTATTTATGAGGAACCAATGATTACGGTAACGAGTCTTATGAAATGCAAAAAATGCCAACGGTTGATTAATTATGAGGCTAATATTAAAAAGTCTCGTAACTTCCAAATCAATAGCAAAAGCATTTACAAGATAATTAATGCGGTCTGTGATGATTGCATGAATAATAAGCTTGATTCAGAGAGTCAAGATACATGTTTGTTTAATTGATAGGAGATTGATATGTTTGACAAAATTTTAGGTATTTGGGCATCCATTTTCGCAATTTTATCTCTAATAATGATGATTCTTATAATTTATATGATAATTGAGACGATAAGTTACAACAAAGCGCATGGACTTTCTCCGATGGCGGATAGCGTTACTCTTACGCATGCTGAGCAAGGAGATAAGTAATGATGGATTTTTTAATTAAAATACTAAACTTTGTAGGCGTTCTATGCGGGGTAATAGCATTTTCGATTATCATGTATGCAATGACGGTCGACACTTGTCAAAAAAATAAAACTGTTTGTCTGTCATGCGCAGGAGATAAATAATGGGAGATTTAATCGGCTTAATTATAGGTGCTTTAGGAGGGTTAATTTCCATCGTTATTATAGTAGGTTCTATTTATTTGGGGATTAAAAACATTGAATTTAACAAGGCTCATGGATGCGCTCCATTAGCTACCAGTTGCAGTATCAATATTGCGGTGAACAAATGATAAGCCAATGCCAACAATGTGATGGAGAAATCACGGGCAAGACGTATGTTATCGGAGTGAGTGCGAAAGAAAGACGTGCATTTTGCTCTGTTAATTGCTTTAAAGAATCGGGGATGGCGGTAGCGTGGGCAAGCGAGCGTTATCGTCACAGGAAAATATACAAAACAGGAGATAAGATAGATGCAAATTAATTTGTTCAATGCAGTAGATTTTGCGTTGAAAAGAAAGCCAACCAAAAACAATCCAATTTACTTTAAAGAGTGGAGAGAAATAAGCGGATATCATTATTATCGAATTTACAGGGAAGAGAATGGCGATGTTAATTTTGAGCATTACTTAAATGATGGAGAGTGGAAGCCGGTAAAGTTAATGGCATCAATCGTTGAAGAATGCGAAAACCCTTTTATGAAAAGATATTCTGGCCGAGGAGTATTGCAAGCACTTCTGGATGGCGAAACATTAATGAATGAATCTTCTAGATTTAGGTACAAATTAAAGGGAGATTTCTTATATTTCAGGGGAGGCGGTGAACAGGACTGGAATAAAAGCAGTGCTTGCGGAGGATGTTTAGTGAATGATGAATTAATAAGAGTAGAGGAGAACTTTTAGATGGGTAAGATTTACAAAGGTGCTGAAACAGTACGCGCATTACTGGATGGGAAAGTTATGATGAGATATTCTGAAACGCCTTACCCTGTTTACTTAAAAATTGAAGGGGATAGATTATTTTACAGGACAAACCCTTCAAGACCATGGCGGGATGATTATGAAGATGAAACGCACCTTCACATGCATTCATTATTGAAAGGTAGATTTACAGAGGTCAACCAAAATTATCTTCTAAATACTGAAGAATGGGATAAGGCATTAGTAACCTTTGTCAAATTAAGAGAGCATCCCTTGGCTAAGCCCATAAAGGGAGTTGATGGACAATATGGGTTCCAATTGGATGAATTGATATCCTTTTCCGGCAGCGTAATCAACGTTAGCTATAAGATTATTACTTCTTGGGAGGATTCGTCCTACAACAAAGAGGGGAC